GCATCCAGATGTAGAAGTGAGGGATGCCGCTGTGCAAGTACTTGAGATCTGGGGAACCGCAGAGGCAATTCGTTTGCTTAAGAAACATCGAAACCGTGAGCAGGTACCTTGGCTTCGAAACTATGTCGAAAACGTTATACGGGATAAGGAGACAATAACATGCCTGAAATAGACAGCACTTGGAAAGCGGTTGTAATGTTTATCCTTGTTATTTTGGCTTTGCCTTTTGTCGGAGTCAAATTATTGATACAAACAATAAAAAGGATGTTTTAAATGGCTACATGGACGGTGGCATTATTCGGGCATAACAAACCACGAGATATTGGTTGGGAAAAACGGGCTATGCCTGGAGACGTGATTGCCTATAAACCTATTGATCAGGAGGATCGTTGGACTCCAACAGAGCGTGCCGAATTTTTAATCGTTACCATTGACGGTCCTTCACAAGCTCAAATGGAAGCCCTTTGTGAGCCTTTTTGGGATACGTCCAGTTATCATCCTTATGAGCCGCTTTCCTATGATGATTTTGTGCTTTCGTTTGTTGATTCGAGGATAATTGACAAATCGTCTGCGTATGCCAAATATTTGGAGATGATGCTTGAAAATAGCCGACTACCAACGACATACTTGAAGAAAAGAAGGTTCAATATCCCGCTTGAAACTTTAAAATCTGCTGGTGTAGACGAAGTCAAAATGTTGGATCGGGAGTTGCTTTACAGTCCCAAATTACCAACTCTTCCGTATACGGAAAGTTTTGACAAGATGAAGAGTCGTAACGTGCAGGTTTCTGATGGATTAAATCTTATCAAGGCAAGAACGAATGAAGAAATTTTGAAATTAGGAGTGATGAGATAATGGCGTGTTGGGATACAAGTCCATATACTTGATCATATGATTCTGGCGGTAGCGGTTCGCTACCGGGCGGAGGCGATCCTGATTACAGTTCATGGGCAACTTGGGAGGCGGCGACTGATAATGATCTTAGCTCATATGGCACTACTATTTTGGACTGCTATGATTCCCAAATTCATGAAGAAAGCAATCACCTTGAATTGGCCGGAGCTACGAATACAACTTCTACCCGATATCGCATGGTCAAATCGGCAGATGGGTGTGCTACTCCGTTTGCTGGTAAAAAGGCAACAGGAGCAACACTCTCTTATACAGGCAACTGGTGGTACTCGGTAATGATATCGGAGTCTTTTGCGGAAGTTCGGCATCTTTGTCTTAAACCTCAGCCTAATCGGGCTGATGATGTGTATGGTGTGAAAGTAGCGGCATATAATGCAAAACTACTGTTTTGTGTAGTTCATAATGCGGCTAATTTGGGGGCTGGTAGTATCTTAGCAGCCATAAATATGACTACTGATTTTGGCATTATATATGGAAATGTAGTACGTGATAATGACGGTAAAGGAATAACAATGTCAGGAAGGGGGGGTTGTCTTTGCAATACAGTGATCAATAATGGCGATGTTGGGATTTATAGTGGCAATACCTCTGTTATTTGGAGCAACTATGCCGCCAACAATACAAATAGTGATTATAGAGACGAAACGGGTTATGCGTCAACATGCGGGTGGAACTCATCAAAAGATACCTCCTCTGATTTAGGTGGGGATGTCGGCAATAATTACAAAAACAATAATGATCTGATAACCGGCGGGGAACTCGACTCTGATTATTTACCGACTGAGCATATATCATGGAGCGGTGGAGCAGGTGATAATGCAGGTCGAAGCGTGAAAGATGACATAACTAACGATGCGGATGCTCAATGGAGAATGAAAGAATTTGTTACTGATCCTCATCCTCTTTTGTATAAAGATATTCTGGGCAATGACCGTCCGTCAAGCACAGATGCCGCCTGGGATGTAGGTGCATGTGAATATGTCGAGGAAGGTGTGAGTATTCCAGTTTTTGTACATCACTACAAAGAGCAAAGGATGATGTAAGATGATAGAGCTGAGAGAATCAACGGCAAATCAAGAAGTACCACTTGGATACTTTCTTGACTCAACGAACGGGGATGATGAGGAAGGTTCCCTCACTATTAACAATACAGATATCAAAATCTGGAAGTGGGGAGCAACATCGCTTGTCAATAAGAACTCCGGTGGCGCTACTCATATGTCTAACGGTATCTATTACATAACTTTGGACGCAACGGATACCGACACGGTGGGCCCTGGAGTAATTTTCGTTCATGTGGCAGTAATTTTCGTTCATGTGGCAGGAGCGTTAGCAGTTCGCTTGGAATTTGCAGTGTTGCCTGCCAACGTGTGGGATTCTAAGTATGGTTCCGATAAGTTGCAAGTAGATGTCACTCAGATTGGCGGGGAAACTCAAAGCGCAACTGATCTGAAAGACTTTGCCGATACAGGTTATGACCCATCCACTCACAAAGTCCAAGGTGTAGTCTTGACCGATACTTGCACAACTAATACGGATATGCGTGGAACTGATAATGCAGCAACTGCGTCGGCTTTGAGTACACATGACGGCAAGCTTGATACAGTGGACTCAAATGTAGACGCTATTAAAGCCAAGACCGATAACCTCAACTTCAATTCGGATGGAACCCCACTGGTGTTGGCGGATATCAGGGATGTAAATGATACAGCAGTGACAGGTGTTAATGATTTCAAAGCAGATGTTTCCAATTTGGATGTAGCGGTCAGTTCACGTTCCAGTCATAGCGCGGCAGATGTATGGTCTGTTGGTACGAGGGCCTTGACGGATAAGAGCAACTTCAACCTTGCCTCGGATCAAAGCGGCGTGATAATAGGGACGGTTAATGCTTTAGGAACACAAGCTAAAGCAGATGTGAATGCTGAAGTCGATACCGCTCTAAGCGATATAGGGCTTGACCATCTCATTAGTGCCTCAGTAACAGGGACGGACATTACCGATAATTCGATCATTGCTAAGTTGGTGTCTAAATCAGGCACGGCGGATTGGGATGACTTTGACAACACCACAGATAGTTTACAGGCGATTCGGGATGCTTTAGTGGATGCAAGTCCTTTAGGGCATTCAGCAACCGCAAATTCGGAGGAAGGCAATACTGTCTTAGTTGATGGGGACTATACTGATACGGCAACGGCTGATGGAGTTAATTATTATGAGACAAGTCCGGGAGCTGCCGTAGGTGGATATGGTCTTGATTGTAATTTGACATTTAATATTGGTACGGGGCGTATTCCTTCCGTAGCTGTGGTCAGGGGACATTTTGATTCAGGAGCCCAGCGAACTGTACAAGTATGGGCGTATAATTACAATACTTCCTCCTATGATCAGGTATCCAATTCTACAAACGACTTTGGGAATTCGGGAACAGATACAACGGAAGAATATGCTTTGGGCATTGACAACGTTAAGATTTCGGACGGCGAGGTTAAAATCAGATTCACTTCAACATCGGAAACCGGTGGTGACGTTTGGTATTGTGATTATGTCAATGTAGCGAGCGTTGCTCAAGAGGCGGCGGGCCTTACTGCGGATACAATTCAAAAAGCAGTGTGGGCAAGGTCAAGTACGAATGGTGACCATGATGATGGGACCCTTGGTTATAATCTATCTCGTATGTTTCTTGTGCAAGGCGATGTGGTTTCGGCAACGAATGCTACCAAGTTTATCATAGATTCAGGCTCTTCTGTAGATAATGTCTACAATGGAATGATCATTACCTTGGAAGACAAGACAGATGATCATTATGAAACACGGCGCATTATAGACTATACCGGTTCTACAAAAGAAATTACGGTTGACCGAGCTTTAGGCTTTACGCCAGCGGCAGGGGATGAGTATTATATCCTCAATGCTTATGCAGATGTGAATGTCACCCATATATCAGGCACTGCTCAGACAGCCAACGATAACGGAGCGGATATCAATGCGATTTTGGAGGATACGAATGAACTCCAAACAAACCAAGGAAATTGGGTGACCGCAACAGGCTTTGCTACCAGTGCCGAATTGAGCACGCATGATGGAAAGTTGGATACGGTCGATTCAAACGTCGACGCCATTAAAGCCAAGACGGATAATTTGCCTGATAATCCTGCGGCGGTAGGCAGTGAAATGAATTTAGCGGCAGACCAAAGCGGGGTAACGATAGGCACCGTTAATGCTTTAGGCACTCAGGCAAAAGCCGATGTTAATGCCGAGGTAGATAGTGCTTTGGATACAGCCATTCCTAGCTCGCCCACGGCGGGTAGCCTTAACGATTATATGAAGCGTGTTAAAACAGTTGTCGTTAATAAAATGAAGATCGAAGAAAGTACAGGAAACACCGAGCTTTTTGATGATGATGATAATTCGTTAGCTACCATAACAGCAGCATTTGTTTCGGATGGTGAAACGACCACGAGGAAGAGGCTTGAATAAATGGCTTTGGATTATTTAGCGATAGCAAGTAGGGGAGTCTACCCGGACCCTTCCTCAACCACGACGACGGAACGGGCGGGCTTTGCTGTCACGGCGGGTTTGCTTGGAACAATGGCTGTTGCTGTGGCACTGAATATTATTGATACGACCATTGAAAGCTTGTCGACATTAAGGACGATATTAAGCACGACGGTGACAAGGGCAATAACAAGCCTAACGTCCAGTAGAACAATCGAAAACAAATAGAAAGGAATATTGAGCTATGGGCCCGACCGAAAAGAAAGTAGATAGGAAAAACGCAATAGAAGTACTTACCGTTCCTAATTCAGAACCCCGGGCTCGTTCCATTGGGGAGCAATACAAGCCTATATCGTTATGGTCTTTTTGGAACATAGCTCCGAATGTTCGAGAATGGGAAGAAGTAGGATGGGGGAAATAATATGGCAACTGAAGTTGTTTATTTAGGGCACGACAACACAATTGACCTTTTGCTAAAGGCAGACGGGACAGCTCAGGATTTAAGCGGAGTAACTAAGATCACGGCTACTTTCAAGGATACTCTAATTGAATCCACTGATGCAGCGAATGGCCCTATAACATGGGCACAGTCTGGTTACGATACCGGAGAAATTAGACTTGCTTTGGGTGACCAGTCAATTACACCAGATCGGTACATGGTGCCTATTATAGTGTATGACTCTACGAATACGGAAGGTGTTGTCTGGGGATACGTTGCTATTGACGTAATAGCGGAGGTCGAGGCGAGCGCATAATGTTGGCTTATAACTTACATAGACACATACACTTCAATCAAGAGGTGGACCCTACCCGAACCAAGACATTAAGGGATAGGTTCGCGGTTGAGATGAGGCGTAGGTTTAATATTATCACAAGTTTGATTCGCCACGCCATAGTTGATAAGGACGTATTTGGACTGAGTCCAGTCACATTGATAACAAAACGACAAGCTATGGAAGAATACAAGCAAGGCAGTTTGCTTTTGCTACGTCCGCACAGAAAGTGGATGCTTTTATGGAGTGGCTTGAGGGCATGAATAAAGAGTTTATATTGTCTGGTGGAGGAAGGGGTCTACAGACGATTAAATTACCAGGGACGTTGCCGGGGATAAGAGAGGCTTGGACAGATACTTATATTCATTCAGCGTACCAAAAAGGAGTCTTGCGCGCCAGAAATGAGTTGGTAAAAGCAGGATACGACGTCCCTTCTCTTACTCCAGGAGATACGGACGCTTTACGTGTAGCATTCAATTTACCAATTCATGCGGATCGTGTAGGATTATTAGCCACCCGGACTTTCTCCGAGCTAAAGGGAATAACGGTTACCATGGAACAGCAGGTCGGGCGGGTCCTTGCCCAAGGAATGGCCGACGGTCAAAGCCCACGGAAGTTGGCGCAATTGTTGACCAAAACGATCACGGGCCCGGTAGGAGACCTTGGTATTACGGACACGTTAGGAAGGTTCATCCCGGCCCGGCGACGAGCGGAGCTATTAGCACGGACAGAAATTATAAGGGCCCACCATGCTGCTACCATTAATGAGTACAAACGTTGGGAGGTAGAAGGAGTAAGAGTTCAGGCGGAGTGGCAGACTGCTGGGGATCATAGAGTCTGCGGGGATTGTGCCTCTTTGCAAGGCAAGGTTTTTAAACTTGAAGTGATTGAAAATATGATTCCTTTTCATCCGTTATGTCGATGTGTGGCTTTGCCAATAGAGGCACGACGGACAGAAGCTCGTGCTAGAGGAGCAGAGATTGAAGGGAACGATTTGAATCTGGCAGACCAGCGATGGAAGGAAACTACTAAAACTGTGGGGGGTCGGCAAATACCCTTTTATGAGAACCCTAATTTTAAACCTCCAAAAGGGAAAAGGGGGGAGGTGGTTACGCTATTCCACGAGACCTCCTTGGACAATATCCCGGCCATTGCCAAGCAAGGATTAAGGGCTTCTGAGACGGCCCGCGGCGAATTGTGGTTCACCTCGAAAAAGGCTTTTAGGGATGGCGTTAGGAATAATTTCTATGCGGAAGATGTCATTGTCATTGAAGTTCCTAAAAAGGAGCTCATGGAAAAGGGTATACTGGAGGTGGTCCCAGGCCAAGGAACGATCATTTATGACGACCTGCCACAAGAATGGATACGTGGTTTATTGAGGCATTATAAAGGTACGCCACCGGCATTGCCGCTTTGGGCTGAGGAAGCCGGGGCAGCGGCGGAGCTCGTTGTTCCTAAGAAGGTTAGGAAAAAGACAAAGGCAAAGGCTAAAGGCAAGGAGAAGGTCAAGGAGGTTGAGGAGCCCAAGAAGACCACGATCACAGAGGAAATTCTCGAGGAACGCAGACAGGCATTGGCGCAAGCAGAGGCGGAATTAGAAGCGGTCTATTCGGAAGCATGGAGCGCCGAAAAAGAGCAACGCATATTCGAGGCTTCGCTTAAACGAGACACGGCCGAGATTCGATACGTAGTGTCCTTAAAAGACATTAATCCTGCGTTGTATGCGGAGGAGCGCGAGAAGATAATTAAGGAAATGATTGACCGTGGCTATCCATCCATGAGTCGAGCGCAGTACAAGAGAGCTTTAGATAAAGCAGTCAAGGGGCTCGAGTTTGTTCCTTACGATGTTTTGCACACATTGAATAAGTACGAGTTGGATATAGTGTTTGAGTCTAGAGTTAGAGCCCATTATATAGAGAATAGCGCGACAGTGGTTGTGGATATTTCTTATCCGGGTTTCGTTGAAATATCCCATGAGGTGGGCCATGCAATAGACCATTTGATTTTGGGCTTGCCTTATCCTAATGTGGATATGAGCATTTTAGGGGAGGCGACTACTGGTTTGGTTGGTAAGGGCAATGTCTTCGTCACGAAAAAGAGACTTGAGCGATTAAGGAATGAGTTCAAGTCCTTGAAGTCTGGGCGTGTTGGATACTTCGATAATGGGGACGGGTCATATTGGAAGAACAATTGGTTGGATAGTTACGAAGGCCGTATTTATGAACATCAACTAAATCGCGGTTCTGTTGGGGTCGAATGGTGGTCAATGAATTGTGAGAGGTATGCCACCTATCGGCAGAGGTTGATTGAGTATGAGCAGAAAGTAGACAAGGCTAAACGGGAATGGGAGGCTGCAAAAAAGAGGTCTGCTAAGAAAGCGCACATAGATCGCATGAAAGAAAAGTATGAGAAGTTGAAAGCGGAGGGGGCGGATTCATATGCGGCCCGGTCGAGCAAGTGGGATAAGGTCCGAAAGAGATACCCGGAATTGGCTCGTTTTATGGAGGAGTCCTTTTCAGGACCTTTAATGAGGAAGGATATTAAGATATGAAAGTAAACATTATCTACAAAGACCTAGAGGGTTTTGTTGAGTACGACGAGGAGGAGCAAAGGGTGGATGTGGACTTCCCCGATGTTAGGGCGGCTCGTAAAATTGAGGATTACCTCAACACCAAACGGGCTTTCAAGATTCCCGAAAGCGATCGGATTGACGATTTCCGCATTGACCATGCGTTTCCTTATGAAGAACGGACCTATTTTGAAATAGCTATGTGCGAGCTTTTCAGTGAGTTAGGTGTTTGGGTAGATTGGTAGGAGGTTGAAATATGCCGTGGACAGTGGATGACGTGGATAGGTTTAAGCAAGGTTTGACCGACGCACAAAAGCGACAATGGGTTGCGGTTGCAAACAGCGTCTTGGAAACCTGCTTGGCCGATGGAGGTGAGCAGTCTGAATGCGAGGCTAGCGCAATTCGTCAGGCCAATGGGACCGTGGGAAATAAAGCCAACGTATTGAAGTCTGCTGGTTATCGAATGAACCAGGCAGACTACATTCCGCAGGAGCGTATATGGGATGGGCGTAAGTATGTTGTCGTGCCCACTGTGCTTTTAGTGGAGGGCGTTCACAATGATGCCTTTTATCCGGCGGAGGAATTGCGGAAATTTCCGGAGGCGTGGAATGGTATACCGGTGCCTATATATCATCCTATGCAACAAGGAACCCCTGTCTCTTGCAACGATCCTGAAATTGTGAGCACCCAAGTAGTGGGCCGATTATGGAACGTGTCTTTCGATTCGGGCAAATTGAAAGGTGAGATTTGGATTGACGTTGAAAAGGCAGATGCCCTTGACCCCTCTTTAATATCGGCCATTCGGGCCCGCTCACAAATGGACGTTTCAACGGGTTTATATTGTGATGAGGAATTTGTGGAGGGCACGTGGAATGGAGAGCCTTTTCGTTCTATAGTTAAGAACTATCGCCCAGATCATTTGGCTTTACTTCCCGGAGCGGTAGGGGCTTGCTCGTGGGAGGATGGTTGTGGCATTCGGGCGAATAAAGATACACAGAAAGGAGGTAGAAATGCAGTGGTAGGGAACATTAGAGCAATGGCCAGGAACCCATCGTATTCAGGGACTGAAAGCGTTAGTTGGGCAGATGTGGACAAAACTTTGGAAGCTTTTATCGATGGCTATTTCACAAACACCAACGCGGAACGTCCTGAGGAGGACATTACTGGTGTAGGACAGATGCCGTCTGCTATGAAAAAGTGGATAGCGTCCAAGAGTCTCCTTGGCGATGCTGACGCAGATACTTTCGCGGAGCTTGTGTTCTTTCCAGTGGTCAACCCTTCGACGAATAAATTAAACGAAGGGGCCCTACGAGCGGTAATTAGTGGTAGGGGAGCACAAGCAGATATTTCCGATAACGCTAAAGAATCTGCACAGAACAAAGCAAGGAGTTTGTTGGATAAGGAGTTCGGTACTGAGCTCAGTGCCCAACAGCAATTAGGTTTTGCTAAGCGGCTTGCACGAATGATGTGCAAAACTCTCGGCATTCAGATTGGGGAAGACGAATTATCCCATGACGATTTACGAGGACAGTTACAAAGGTTTGTTGATGGTTTGGACCAGCCGCCCCAGCAAACTGAGGGCGTTTTCAATTACGTGGAAGAGGTATTCGATAAATACTTCATCTACAAAGAGATAATGCCTGGTCAACCTGAAAGATTTTTCAAGTGCGATTATGAAATTGTAGATGGTAAGGTTGAGATCGTTGGTCAGCCAAAAGAAGTGGTTCTTAAAGCGGAATATGTGGAGCTTTCAAAACAGAATCAATCTCCGGATTCTGGGGATTCTGAAGAGGCTCCTGGAAACCCAAAGGAAAAAGGAAAGGAGGTAGACAATATGGATGAGGAAAGGAAGGAGAGGATAAAGGCTATTCTTTCCGCAGAAGGAGGCTGTTTTTGTGAAAACGATATGAAGTTTTTGGAGGAATTGCCTGACGAGCAGTTCGACAAAATCGAAGCTCTGGTAAAGGCTAAGCTGTCCCAGGCAGAAGCGGGGGCAAAAGCAGAAGCAAAGGCAAACGGGGAAGGAGATAACGAGAAGGTCATTGAGGCGAAGGCCAATTCCGAGAATGCCTCTGGAGCAAAGGCCGAGGAACAGAAAGAGGAGAAGCAAGCTCCTAAAACTCCCGAGGAATTCTTGGCTAATGCCGAGATGCCGGAGGAGATGAAAGAGATGTTCACGAACGGCATTCAGCTGCATCGTGAACAAAGGAACCGCCTGCTCAAAACTATTATGGCTAACGAGCGGAACCAGTTTACGGAGGAGCAGTTGCGTAGTAAAGGCTTGGCCGAATTGAAAGCCCTTGCTGCCTTGGCCCAGCCCGAGGGCACCTTTGAACTCAATGCTGGTGAGGGGCGAATGAAAGTTGGTAGTGCGGAGAACGAAGTGGCACCTGCTCCGCCTAAGCCCAAGTGGACGAAAGACGGAAACCCTGACTTTAGTCATTTAGATTAAAAAGAAAAGGAAAGGAGGTAAGATAAATGGCACATAAGACGATTCTTTTAAAAGGTGACCCGCTTCAGAAAGAGGCGGAAGGTTCCGGGACTATTTATCCTGGTTTTTTATTGGAACGTACTAGCACCGGGCTGGTACAAGCGCACTCGACTTCTGGCGGTGACGTTGCTCCTATTCTGGTTGCTATCGAGAATAGCTTGGAGGGACAGGACATCGATACCACTTACGCCTCGGGGGATATAGTCCAGTTCGTGGCGCCACGTTCAGGTGATGAAGTTCTGCTGTATGTAGCAGATGGTGAAAACATCACTGCGGGAGATTTGGTGACCTCCAATGGCGATGGGTACATCAAAAAGTATACAGCTCCTAGCGAGTCCTCTAATTGGACAGGGACCAATTACGTTCAGGCCATTATAGGGCGTGCTTTGGAGACCGTAAACACATCCACTTCTACTGTGGGTGCTTCAAGAATTGAAGTGGAAATTCGATAAGGGAAAGGAGGTAGAAATAAATGAGTGGTGCTAAAGTTGATATGATTGTTAATGGTTCGGGTTCGGGAGCGGCAGCTAGATTGCTGGCGAATGGCATGGACATTTCCGCTCTCAGGACCAACGATGTTCTTTTATACGACGAGTGGAAAGAGATTGACAAGGCGGTTTTGAAAGCTTACCAGCAAAGGTTGGCTGGTATCGCTGACCTCGAAGCTCGTAATTTAACCTATGATATTCCCAATGGGTTGGGCAAAACGGTGTTTGCTTACCAGAATGCCAGCGATATTGAGGACGCCTCGATAAGCATGGATGGTATTACCCGCGGACAACGTGATCGGCAGAAATATAACATCAGTTATCTGCCCTTGCCAATGATTCATGCGGACTTTTCCTTTTCCATCAGGGAAATCGAGGCCTCCCGTAATGGGAATATGCCGTTAGACACGGCAATGGCTGAGGCCGCGGCTCGAAAGGTCGCTGAGAAAATCGAGGAAATGCTCTTCCAAGGGGCGTCCACTTATACCTTTGGTGGTGGGGTCATTTATGGTTACGAGGATTTCACGAGTAGGAATAGTGGGAGCCTGACTGGGGCTTGGTCCGCTTCTGCGGTGGATGGCGAGGAAATCCTTGATGACGTGTTGACCATGAAACAAGCTCTCATTACCGATAGGCGTTACGGGCCTTATGCCCTGTACGTTCCGACGGGATACGAGACGGCCTTGGATGACGACTTCAAAGCGAATAGCGATAAGTCGGTTCGTCAGAGAATCCAAGAAGTTTCGGGCATTGAGATCGTTAAAGTCGCCGACTTCTTGACTGCGAACAAGGTTGTTATGGTGCAGTTGGCTTCGGACACAGTGCGTCTAATTAACGCCTTGGATGTCACGACTGTTCAGTGGGAGACTGAAGGTGGTATGAAAGTCCACTTCAAAGTCATGGCTATCAAAGTCCCACTGCTCCAGGCAGATCAGGATGGCCGGTGTGGCATAGCCGTTTATACTACATCGTAATTTGTCGTTGGATAGATAGACAAAAAGTGGATCGTTAATCAAACGATCACAATTCAAGGAGGAGTAGCATGGTTAGGTATAGAGTTAAGTCAGGCAAAGTACATCGCCGGGAGAATGGGAAAATGGTTGTTTATCGAGCCGGTGATGTACTCGAAGCTGAACCTTATGAGGTCCGCGGTTTTAGGGACTTATTGGAGCGACTCGATGGGCAAGACGAGGGCCCGAGGCAAGAAGCACTTGCTTTGGAGCAACCAAAAAGCCTTGTTATACAGCACCGCGGAGCTGGGAAGTATAATGTACTTGGTGTAGATGGGGAGCCAATCAACACCAGGTTATTGAATAGAGAAGAGGCTGAAAGATTGGTCCTTGGTAGAGCTGTAGAAGATGGTGATACCAAGGACCAGCAAAGCCCACAGGATAAGGAGAATCAGAAAGATGACCCTGCCCCCAAATCTGTGGGAACGGGAAAACGTCTTCCTGCTCGGAGGCGGACCAAGTTTAAAGGGCGTAAACTTTAACTTAATAAAAGGCAGGAGGATTATTGCGATTAATAACGCCTATGGGGATCCAATTTCTATACGGGGAGGTAATTCACACAATCCTCGACAGTGCAAGTACCTCCCTCGTGATTGGATCAACATTGTTTGGTTCGGGGATAGCCGATGGTTCGAATGGCACGTTCAGTATTTGCGGACATTTCATGGGTTCGTTGCCACGTGCGCAGATGGGATGGATAAGGTCCGGGGCTTATTCTACTATGCTAAGGGCAAGCTATCCGGTATTTGCGAGAAACCAGACGAGGTGGCGTGGAATCGGAATAGTGGGGCAAGCGCAATTAATCTCGCCTATCATCTCGGGGCGAAACGAGTGGTGCTTTTAGGGTACGATATGAGGCGGGTTGATGGTGAGCCCAATTGGCATAAGGACCATCCCGCAAAGGACAAGAACCCCTATGAGTTGTATCTAAGGCATTTCAAAACTATTGCTCGTGATGCGGATAGGTTGGGATTAGAAGTCATTAATTGCACACCAAATTCGGCTCTAACGTGCTTTCCGATTGTGCCTTTAGAGGAGTACTTGACTAATGAAGCTTAGTGTACTTTGTGTTTATAAAACGGGCAAGGTCTATTCAGAAGAGTATGTCAGAAATCTTCAGAACGGGGTAAGTTCAAACTTATCTTTAGACTATGAGTTTGTGTGCCTGACGGATAGTTCTTCTATTGACTTCTGCAAGGCAATACCTTTAAAGCACAAGTGGCCCGGATGGTGGAGCAAGATTGAATTGTTCAGACCAGACCTGTCTTTTGAGGCTTGTCTCTATTTCGATCTTGACACTATCATTTTAGGCAACATAGATAAGTTGGCTCGTTTGGCTTTTGAATTTAAGTTTATCACTTTGCGAGGATTTAATCAACACCTCGCTCCTGGGCACAAGCGTGAGTTGAATTTGGCAACAGGGATTATGGCAGGTAATTTTCCTTCTTGTGCTAAAATTTATCACACGTTTTGTCAGAAACCTGAGGAACATATGAGAGCCAAACGGGAGAGATGGAGACATGGCGATCAAGGTTTCGTGGCATCCGTCGTAGGCTTAGACACTCCACGTTTACAAGACTATTTGCCGAATGATTATATAGTAGGCAAGAAAAGAACTAGGAAGGGTTCCCGAATTCCAAAGACGGCAAGAGTGTTGGCATGGTCGGGCGACCCACGATTACATGACTTTACAGATGGACCTATCGCGGAACAGTGGAGGAGAATATGAAACGGATATCTTATACAGCGGCTGGGAACATACCTTGGAAGTTGCTTTTGAGTCCTGAAATTGTTGCTGTGATTAAGCGGGGATTCATTCCACCTGTACATTTGCAAATCAATCCTACTAATGCGTGTAATCTTAATTGCCCATTCTGTTCGTGTGCTATGCGAAACAGATGGGAGCAGATAGAGTTTGAAAGATTGATGAAGTTTGTTCGTACGTGTGCTAGCATGGGAGCTAGGGCAATGACGATTACTGGCGGAGGAGAACCATTGTTGTACCCTAATATCAATGAACTCATTCGACAGTCTGTGTCACTGGGTATTAAGGTAGGGTTGGTAACAAATGGAACCCAATTCGAGAAATTGTTAGGCTCCACTATAGATCGATTGATGTGGATACGGATATCGGTGGGTGATCATCGTGAGATGTGTTGGGAAGCTATCTATAAGATGGTTTGTGCCACTAGGCAAGTTGATTGGGCATTTTCATATGTACTTAGTAATGAGCCTAATTATCACTTGATCAGAACTACTATTCAATTTGCCAATCAATGGGGGTTCACTCATGTGAGGTTGGTAACAGATATAATGGATACAGAACGTGGATGTTTCAAAAGTAATCTTTCAAGACCGGTCTGAGTGTACGGCGGGTGTCAAGGATTGTAGAGTAAGTTTGTTGAAACCTGTAGTTGGTGCGGATGGGGGCATTTATCCTTGTTGTGGGGTACAATATGCTCAGAATCCGCCTGGATATGATTATGTCCCTTCTATGAGGATGGGATGGATTGAGGATGTGGAGCGTATTTGGAAAGAGCAAGACTGGTTTGATGGAAGGCAATGCGTTAAATGTTACTATGAAGATTATAACCTGGCTTTGAGAATGATGAACGATTCTGTAGATCACGAGGAGTTTGTATAATGATTTGGTTGTATTGGGGTAATAAGACGATGAGTTTTTTAAGGTACATGACTGTGCATTCAGCTTGTGCTTTAAATGATAGAGTTGTCTTGATAGTGCGGTCGGAAGGAGTAGGTCGTGACTGGACGGAAAAGCAAGACATGACTCATTACACCGGCCCCGATTACACCGAATGCCTGAATGACTTGTCGAATTTGGAGATCGTCCCTTTGGATATGTTGTACTCAGATATTGCTTTGATGCACGCTCCTGAAATACATACAAGTGATTTGTTGGCTTGGAGGTTACTGGCGGATTATGGAGGAACCGTATCCGATATGGATATTGTATATGTTAAACCTGTCCCAAAAGTAACGGAAAAAGTTCAATTGATTAAATTTGATTTTGGATACTATCCGGTTAGTTTTATGCAAGGCAAACCTTGTGTTTTTTGGAAGGAGGTATATGAGCTGGCTTTAGAAAGATATAGTGCCAATAACTACGAGAGTTGCGGGGCTCCTATATTGCAAGAATTGGTCACTCCTGGTGCATATAAAAGGCTTCCTTCTGAAACGGTTTTCCCATTTCATAATTGGCCTTGGGCTCGAATGAGACACGGTCTTTTTCGATTTGCCGTTGAGCGGTTGCCTAAGAAAACGATAGGTATACACTGGTTTGCCGGAGCAAATCAACAGTCCAATAATAGGTTTCAACATAATACTTATAAAGAACACCTTTGCACAATAAGCAAAGCTATACAGGTGACTTATGCGGGTTAGTATTGCAACGTGTGTGTCGTGCGCAGTGGACATGTTGGACTATTCCATAACGTCAATGATGGAGAATCTTGGAGTCGATCGTGAGGAGTGTGTAGATTTAGTTATAGCAACATGGAATCCAAGTGCCGCAGTAGTTGACTGGATTAAGGAAAGGGAAAGACCTGGCGTTTACTGGGTAGGGCATGACACTGACGAGTCTGTGGGATATGTTCCCAACCTTCGTGCATTAATTAATAAGTCTTTTGTAGCAGGTTTTTCCTTGAATCCTTGGGTGGTGCACACTGACGTGGATGTAGTGTACGGGCCTAATTGGTTGCACGAATTATTGCGGTGGGCAACCGATGAGTCTTACATTATTAACAGTCAACATATCACTCATCCTCGCGTCAAAGGAGACCATGTCATAAAAGCCGATTTGGGATATCCACGTTTGGGAGAATTTGATGAAGTTAAGTTTAAAGAATTAGTAAGTAAGCATCAAAAACCAGGTGTGGTAGAAACTGAAAAAGATAGAGGAGGATGGATAAACACAGCTACCTTGCCTTATTTAATACACCAAAAGTGGTGGGAGCTATGCGGTCCGTGGGAACTGACGGGAGTGGGCAAGCGTATACTTCCCCCAGATCGACGGTTCATCAAACGTTGCCACGATAATGGGGCTAAGTTTCTTATGGCAATGGGGAGCGTCGTGTATCACTATGAAGGAGGGGAACGAAAGACAAGGCGTCCTAAAGGAACAGAACATTTACCAGAAGAAGGGGAGGTTGAGAATGGCTGATGAAGTCTACGATTATATTTGTTCGATAGGAGAGTTGATAGATAAATTGTCTATTGAGAATATCAAATGTCATCATGCAAACGAGGAGATACTAGCTGAACGGAGAAAATACAAACCGAACACTAATCGAATATCCGAACTTGAATATAAAGCCCGCAAGGCAGGGGAACAAAGAGTCCGGCTTAGAGATGAAATTAATCGTAGGTTAGCGGAGGCCATAAAGCGGGGAGGCTTTAGTCACGCACCTGACGTGAGGACATACGAGTTATAAAATGCCTAGGTCTCAACAGCCCAAAGAGGCGGAGGGCATAGTAGTAGAGCTCATATTGCAAGACCCTAATCGTCGCATATTGGATGTAGGTTGTGGAGATGGTAAGTGGTCAGATTTGTTATTCGATAAAGTGCACCAATTAGATGGGGTAGAAATTTGGCCGGAGTATGTCAGGAAATACAATCTCATAGAACGATACGATCGTTTGTTCGTTGCCGATGTTATGAGTATGATTATGTGGAATTTGCTGCAGTATTGGGATGTGATCATTTTGGGGGATGTCCTTGAGCACTTAACAAAGGAGAATGGTTGGGTGTTGCTAAATGAGATTAAAGCGAACAAGTCTGAATGTTTTTTAATCATTCCTATTGCTGGTGAACGGGAACAGGACGGTTCGGTTTACGGGAATCCTTACGAAACACATGTTAGCTTTTGGAGCCATTCGGAGTTGACGGATTTCGGGTTTCAACTTCTTCATGAGGGCACGAATCCAAACGGCTTGGTGACTATAGGAACTTATAGATATAAGGACGAATCAAATGGTGGTCAGTCAGCATCATAGATTTGTGGGCATCCAAATACCGCATACAGGCTCCACAAGTTTTGGGGTTTGGTGCTGTCGGTATTTTGAAGCTCGTAAAATACAATCAAAGCACGCTTGGAAAGTACCGGAGAAGTTTGAGCATTATTCTCGTTATTGTTTAGTTCGCAATCCATATGATCGTATGATGGCTTGGTGGTGGTTTGGGAAAGAGCATGGAGAAGAGAATGTTTCTTTTGAACAATTTATGGAATTCATTATAGAGAGGAAAGAGTGGGCTCCTGAGGCGATGGATGGTCGATTAAGGATACCCGAATTTTACCAGCCCCAATATAAGTGGATTGATCGGGCTCAAATAGATGTATGGGTTAGACTTGAGGACATTCCGAAAGGCTTAGGTAAGTTTTCTTTCGTTGGCAAAGAAATACCGCCTTTCCCTCATCGGAATAAGACTGTTACAAAACCTCAGATTTCTGCTTATAACTATCTCAGCGATTCTCGGAAACGGTTGGTATTGGAATACTGCAAAAAGGACTTTGAGATATTTGGGTATGAGCAATAAAAGTGGTGCACAATGAAATACAGTTTTCTACTACCTTACTATGACCGATCACTTCTATTGGAAGTAACGTTAGAGTCTTTTGAAGGATTCTATTCGAGTCGGGAAGATTGGGAAGTGGTGATAGTAGAAGACTTTAAAAACGTAAAAGACACCACACTAAACACAGAATTGAAGGAGGTCATAAAGAAATTTTCTTTACCTGTAAGGATAGTTGAGGGCTTTGAAGATAGTTTCAATCCTTCGGTATTGTTTAATTTAGGGGCCAAACAAGCACAAGGCGAGTTTTTGATTTTGTCCAACCCGGAGTGTAGGCATGTAGTAGATGTATTGTCCGGATTGGATGAGGAATTTGAGTATGACAAAGACTGTTACGTGGTGTGTGCTTGTAGGGCGTTGAACGAAGACGGTTCGTTCTACAGATGGTATCAGCATTCAGAACACCGAAACGCTTGTTATCATTTTTGCTCTGCTATCAGTCAGGAGAATTACTGGAGAATAGGCGGGTTTGATGAGCGTTTCAAAGACGGTTACGGTTATGATGATAACGCATTCCGTGATCGTGTGGCAAGAGGTGGTGTCCCTTTTGTAGTACGGGATGATTTGGTGGTTGAACATCAATGGCACCGAAAGGTGAGACCAGGGAATTACAGACAGGCATTACGCCATAATAGGGAGTTGTACAAGAGGTATTATGGAACGGGAAAGCAAAGTATGGGGACAGCGTTGGCTGATTAGGAAAGACAGTACACATGCTACATCATTCTTGAAGCTGGATGAGGGTTACAGGTGTAGTTGGCATTGTCATCAAGAGAAATACAACTTGTTCTTTGTGGTATGGGGCAAGATTGGCATTTTAATTGAAGGCATTGATGGGTGTAGAAAAGAGACAATCCTTACTGAAGGACAATTTCTTACTGTAGCTCCTCGGCAATGGCATGAGTTTCGGGTTTATGAGCATTCTGGTGTAATTGAGGAGATGTATGTTGAGTATTCGGAAAATGACATAGAACGAGAGACAAAAGGAGGCAAGCTGATATGCAGTTGACAGGTCTTGAATCAGTATTGTTGGGTGGGCTTATTGTAAGTGCTTCCGCATTTTTCACGGCTATGGGTAAGGAGCTTTTGTTTAAAAGAAGCATAAGAGATATAAGCGATAAGTATTTATCTCAGTCCATGTTTGAAAGGCAAACGGAAGTATGTAAAGAACGATTTGATCGTGCGGATAATGAAACGGAAGAGACCCGTAAAGAGGTCGCACGGCTTTCTGCTATGTTTGAAAGGTTTATCATATTCAGTGATATTCCTTTAGACACCAAGCAGAAGATAATTAACGGGGGAGGGGTTAAGAGCAATGGCTAGAACTACGGTGTTAGAAGTTAAGGACATTATCGACACAAATTTGTCTAGCTCTATTGTACAAGCATTTATCGATGACGCAAGCAATTTGTTAGATGAATTGTTTGAAGACGAGACAGGTATAAGCGATGAGTTGCTCGCTTCGATTGAAAAGTGGCTCGCCTCACATTTCGTGGCTATCAGAGACCAGAAGCCTAAGTCTGAAAAGATAGGAGATGCGAGTATTACTTATCATGGGACGTCCGGAAAGGGCTTGGAATTCACTCCTTATGGGCAGCAGGCATTATTGTTAGACACTACCGGTAGGCTAAAATCTATAGGAGGGAAACGCGCTACTTTCAAGGCGGTGGATATGAACTTATGAAACCGTGGATACCAAATAGAATTTGGAATCAACAAGCATGTTGGATTATAGGAGGAGGACCGAGCATTCTTGACGTTCTCGAAGTGCCTGCCGAGACCCAAGAACAGGTCTTGAAAAAGGAAGTGCATTCTTCCATATTGTCTGGATACTTTGGGGCTATTCGTGATGAACACGTGATAGGGATCAATAATGTGTACCAGATTGGCTCGTGGATAGACATTGTGTTCTTTGGAGATTGTAGTTGGTATAATGTTCATCGGAACGCCTTGGTATCCTTTTCGGGTTTGAAAGTTTCGTGCTGTCGTAGGTTTGAAGGTTGGAAAGATTCTGACAGTCGGGGTATTTTATATATGAAAAAGGACGGGGATGTGAGACAAGGTATCACAACCAAACCAGGGTATGTATCGTGGAATAGCAACTCGGGGCTCGCGGCTATAAGCATGGCAGTTCAGTTAGGCGTTAAAAGAATATTCTTGCTTGGTTTTGATATGAGCGCACGAGGAAGATATAGTCACTGGCATGGTTATCATAATCATGTAGGAAGAGTGCGAAGACGATTAAATTACACATCCCTAATTAACAGAACAGCTCGTGTGGCAAGTGATGCTGAAAGGCTTGGATTGGAAATTTTGAATGTTAATTCGGGAAGCGCGATTCCTTACTTTCCAAAGATCACACTGGAAGAGGCTTTAGAATGGAACGACTGATGCCCGCGCCTATCCTAATCACGGGGGCTGCCAGAAGTGGAACAAGTATGGTGGCAGGTGTCATCAATATTTGTGGTGCTTTCGGGGGCAACATGTCAGGCCCTAATAAGCATAATCAGAAGGGCATGTTTGAAAATGCTCATATCCGCAATAAGATTGTAAAGCCCTATCTTCGAGGATTAGGACTTGATCCTCTTGGGCAATATCCCTTGCCTGATGTGAATAGTTTGCTTATTCCAGTTAATTGGAGGAAAAGAATTGAGCAAGTTTTGATTCGAGAAGGTTACAAAGAAGGGCCCTGGATGTATAAGGGAGCCAAGATGTGTCTTATGTGGCCGGTTTGGAATTTTGCTTTTCCCGACGCTAAGTGGATTATCGTGAGGCGGCGCACAGGGGACATCGTTCAGTCTTGCTTGAAAACTGGATTCATGCGTGCTTTTGAAAGTCCGGAGTTCCGTAGAATGGTGGGTGCTTCCGATGTTAAGGAAGGTTGGATTTGGTGGGTTCGTCAACACGAAAAAAGATTCGTTGAGATGATTACGGAAGGATTGAATTGTAAAATTGTTTGGCCCGAAAGAATGGTACGTGGTGACTATCAGCAAATAATGGATACCATTGAATGGGTTGGTTTGGAATGGAAAAGTGAGGTACTAAATTTCATCGATCCTAAATTGTGGAAGGCAAGAAGGAAGAATTAAGATGAGTGATTTTCCAAACAGTCAACTTAATCAAACTGCCGTTTATTGGGGTTCTCCAATGGAGGATGGTTACGGTGGTTTTACTTGGAGCAGCCCTGTTGAAATAGATTGCAGATGGCAAAATTCTACTAAAGTTATCACCACAGGAAATGGTGATGAGATTGTTTGCAGGGCTGTCGTTTATGTAGATCAAGATGTAGATGAGGAAGGAATGATATACCTTGGCACTTTAGATGATTTGGACTCTGGTCAAGAAGCAGACCCCATGACAGTAGACGGTGCTTATAAAATAGTGCGGTTTGATAAAAGTCCTGCAGTCCGGGGAGGCGTCTACTTACGGAAGGTGTATTTATAATGGCCAAAGTTAAGTTGCATGGATTTGATAAGGTAATGAGAAATTTGAACAAGGAGCTCGCGGGAATTGAGAACCGTTCCTTGAAAGGCTTGATCCGTGCGACCATTCTCATTAGGCGGGACATGGACCAGACTTCTCCTATTATACCACTAGATACTGGGAATTTGCGAGCAAGTTTTTATACCGTAACTTCTAAAGGGAGAATAACGCGAGGGGCTAATCCTAAGTTTAAAGGTAAGCAAGCCAAAACGCTGGCGGCGAACCATCCCGGGGAAGTCGACCAAGCCCGAGCTTTAATTAGTCGAGAAGATCGACCAGCGGTTGCATTGGGGTTCTCGGCCTTCTATGCCTTTTTTGTCCATGAGATGGTTGGTGCACACTTCCAACGTCCAGGCTCGGGGGCCAAATTTTTTGAGTCCGCTTTGAAACGCAACCACGATAAAATTGTCAAGGTCATTCAGGAGGAGGCGAGGTTAAAGAAATGAATCCCTGTTCTGTCGATATTAAAGATATGCTTGAGACTGAAAGCAGTCTAGGACTTACGTTTGCTTCCAACTTGTTTATTGGGCGGGAACCTACCAGTCCTGATAATTGTGTAACTATATTTGATACCCCTGGACGAGCCCCTCAACAGACGTATGTGCAAGGGGAGGACTATTATTACCCATCGGTCCAAATACGGGTACGAAACAACGATTACTTGACAGGTTGGGATTTGATAAATGATATAAAGGTACTTTTACATAACAAGTCTCAAGAGACGTGGAATGGTACATTATATAGTGCCATTGCTTGTAGTATCGAACCAGCCCTACTTGATTGGGATGAGAATGGAAGGGCGCGGTTCGTTACTTCATTTGATATACAAAGAAAATAGGAAAGGAGGTAGAGACAAATGGCAATTAGTGGAAAAGGAACTGCGTTTCGAAGGTGGAACAGTTCTACAGGAGAGTGGGAGGATATTGCGGAAATCACTAACATCACAGGGCCTGGTATGACTCGGGACACGATTGATACCACGGCACTGGATACTACGGGTGGTTATCGCACATTCATCACTGGGTTCAGAAATCCTGGTACGGTCACGTTGACCATGAATTTTACCAGAGATGGTTACGAACAAATGAAGACGGATTTCGAGGATGACGATACAAAGAATTACGAAATCTTGTTACCCGATGATGACAACACGTCTTTGTATTTTGCGGCTTTGGTAACTGAGTTACCGCTAACTATTCCACCGGATGATAAGGTTACTGTTGATGTCACGATTCAAATTAGTGGCCAAGTAACGCTTGAGTCTGGTAGCGGATCATAATGAAAGGAGGGCCTAATCATGGCTTTATTGACGAGAGAGGAAATTCTAGCTAAAGAGAATCTCAAGATTGAAAAAGTTGATCTTGAAGGTGATAGCTATGTATATGTTAGAGAGATGACTGGACGGGAACGAGAGAACTTTGAAAAATCTCTAACCAAAGTGAGTCAAAGTCCAAATGGGAAGTTGATGTTCAAGTCATCTCTCGAGGATTTCCGGGCGAAATTTGTTGTAAATGTACTTTGTGATGAGGAAGGGAATAATCTTCTTAAACCGGAAGATTACGAGACACTCAGTAAGAATATGTCTGCACGGAAGTTGGAAATAATAGCATCTGCGGCTTTGGAGCTTAACAAAATGACTGTGCAGTCTAAGGAGGAGATAGTAAAAAACTTAGAGAGCGGCCTGGGAGGAGATTCCGATTTCGGCTCTGTTTAGCTCTCGGGTCGCCTCATCCAGATTATTTACTCGGTTATCTTACGTCAACTCAATTAAGTGAATGGGAGGCATATGATCAGCTTGAGCCTATTGGAGAGTATAGGCGAGAGTATCAGATGGGCATGATAGGTTCTATGATTCTCAATTTAGCTCAGTCCATTTATGGCCAGAAGGGCAAAAGAATGACTAGCAAACCTACTGATTTTATGCCCTGGTATGACGATTTTGGAGAGTCTACTAAGGACAAGGTTCAATCCGTACAGGAAATGAAAGAAGTGCTTATGGCATTAGGCCCAGTAAGGAAGAAAGCAGGCAAGAGTAAAAGTAGGAGGGAAACATCATGACAAATCTCGGTTCTATGATGGCTTCCCTTGGCGTGGACACCAGGGGATTGAATAGAGCACGGAAGGATATGCAACAATTTGGTACAGTTGCATCGGGCTCTCTCAATAAAGTTTCAAAAGCTCTCATGTCCCTACAAGGTTTGTTTATGGGAATGGGCTTAACTATGGGAATAAAAAGATTTGTCTCCTTTGGTATGAGCTTTGAGCGCAGCATGTCTATAGTTCGTGCTGTGTCAGGAGCTACTGCAGAAGAATTTGATAGGTTGAGGGCTAGTGCTAAACTCATGGGGGAGACCACTGAGTTCACTGCCAAGCAGGCGGCCGATGCTGAACGGTTCTTGGCGATGGCTGGTCTTACTACCAATGAAATTATTGAGGCATTGCCACAAATGTTGGATATGGCGACTGCTGCTACAATGGATTTAGCAAGAGCTGCGGACATTGCTACGAATGTCCTTAGTCAGTTCGGTATGGAAGTCGGTGAGCTATACAAGGTCAGCGATGCTTTAGTAGCGGTACAATCCACGTCAAACACAACAGTGGAAGAGGCGTCAGAAGCCTTAGTTTATGCGGGTGCTAAAGCGAAGGCTTTTGGAATGTCGGTGAAACAAACTGCAGCCTTATTAGGTATCTTGGCTAATAATGGTATCAAAAGTACTATGGCTGGTACCACTTTGAGACAGGCAATGATTCGTTTATTAGACCCTACCGACGATGCTGCAGCATTGCTCGACAAGTATAATATCGAAGTGATGGATGCTCATGGAAATTTGCGGAACTTTGTGGAGATTGTTAAAGACCTTGCAGATGCTCAACTTGATGAGATTGCGATTACTAAAATATTCGGAGCTAGAGCTGCTAACATTAGTCTAATTATGAACCAAGGTAGACAGGCCATTGAAGCTTACGTGAAGGAAATAGAATCAATGGAAGGTGCTTCCAAGAGCATTGCTAAAATCATTCGAGATGACGTCAAAGGCTCTTTCGATACTTTGGTTTCGGCTTTACAATCGGTGGTTATAGATGTTTGGGAGAAATACCGAGAGTCAATCGTAGCTGTCATGGAAACAATGACTAAGTTCGTGCGCGAACAAAAGAGCAAAGTGGTTACTTTTTTCACCGCTTTATTGCCTGTTATTAAAGGACTTGTCACTGCTATACCAGAATTGATAAAAGTCATTATAGCTTATAAAACAGCTATGTTGGGGTTGACTGTTATTAGTACTATTACGCCTATGATAGCAACGTTTACCGCAGCTATTCAGTTACTAACAGAGGCGTTGGTTACCAGTACTACAACATCAGCAGCTGCCAAAGGAGCTTGGGCTGCTATGACTACACCATTATGGGGAGTAGGAGCAGGAGCCCAATTTGCTGCGGGTCAAGTTAGTAAGTTGGGCTTTGCTTTAAACTCTTTGTTTGCTGGATTCATTGGATGGCAAATAGGAAAGTGGCTATCCAAGAATTTTGAGACCGCTCGTTTGGCAGGGATAATGTTAGTGGACTATCTTGTACAAGGATGGGAGTTGGTCAAATACTCAGCAAAGAGAGATTTTATAGCTATCAAGTACAGTTGGGAAACTATAATCCATGCAATGAAAAAATTGTATGGTGAGTTTATAAAGAAAGCGGCTGAAGGTATGGAGAAAATACCGGTCGTTCGCAAATTGGCAGGTAAACTTAAAGAGTATGCGGATGAGTATTTGGCAGGTTTGGGTGAAGCTCCAAAAGGAATCACAAAAGAACTTGAAAACTTGGAAGCTGAATACGACAGAATTAGAAAGAAACATAAAGAGACCATCACGGCAATGGTTCGTGACGCTATAGGCTTACCTGAATCCGCGCTTCCTTTCGGAAAGAAGGCGGCAGGAAAGGGAACAACAGGAAAGGGAACAACAGGAGTTTCGAGAGGAAGGGCAGGCTTAACGGAGTTTTTGCGGCCTGACTTTGTAGGATTAGGAAAGCGCATAGGAGAAGCGTTAGAGCAACTGAACCTCAATATGATTGCTTATGAAGCGACTTTGGAGAGAATAGATGATTACGAATTGGCGGGGCATAGAAAAGTTTTAGTTGATCTTTCAGGACTTGGAGAAACTATTCAGAAAAATGCAGCACAGGCTAAATCGCTTACAACTAGAGTGTTTGAAGGGATTGAAGAGGCGATTAAAAATAGTGTAACACAATGGTCCGACTGGGCCCGAGCAAGTGAGCAAATAACTACTGACTATCTTTATTCACTTCGCTCAGGTTTTAGTGATACGTTGTACTATGGCATTAGAGGAGATTGGGAGGATATGAAGGATGCGTGGGATGGAGTCTTGGATAGTATGCTGAGATCGTTCTACGATTTAATTGCTCAAATTATCACTGCTTGGATATCCTCGGGAATTGCACAAATGTTCAATATAGATGTAAGAGGAGGAAAGAAATCTTCTATACCTTTCTTAGGTTGGTTAGGAGATTTGTTTTCAAAAGGGGGCGTCATTAGTAATGGCAGAACATTGGCCTTTGCAAAAGGAGGGGTCATTTCTAGTCCCACTATCTTTCCTATGGCTAACGGATATGGTTTGGCAGGTGAGCAGGGGCCCGAAGCTATCCTACCCTTGAAACGCACAGCCAAAGGGGATCTAGGGGTCATTTCAACAGGGAACCAAGGAGAGAGGGGCGTTACCATCCTTATGCAAAATCCAGTATTCCAAGACGCCGAAACTCAAAGGAGGGTCTTTGAGCAAATAGCAACTGTGGTTGCTGCCAAGGTAGCTCCCGGGGCGGTGGTAGCTGCCTATAACGATGACACTCAAATTAGACACATTATTAGGAGGGGTAAGTAATGGCCAGTGACTTCACGCTTACGCCCACTGCAGTAGTCCCAGTTACTCCCGTATTCAATACGATAATTAGTCAGTCTGAATCTATGAAAAAGCAGTACCAGAATTTGTCTGGTAATGCAGTATTTCGTTATAAGCTCACTTTCAATGCGTTGAGTGAGACTGACTTTTGGACCTTATATAATCACTACCATTCCTGTAAAGGAGAGTATGATTCGTTCAGTTGGACTTCCGTTCCGTCTTACATCGATACGGATCAAGATGGGACTCCAGATGGTTCTAATATGACAGGACACTGGGTTACTAACTCTTTAACGTTTCAACCTTTAGCAGTTGGGTTATGGCAAGCTGAGATTATATTTGAGAGGAGTAATTAAGCAATGTCGAAAAATTTACCAGCACAAGTTGTTACTCAAATCGACGCTACAACTTCCCAACCTGTATTGTTATTTGAGTTTGAATTGGATGCAGGGACGCTTCGTTTTTGTGCGGCCAATACGAATCTGGAATTTCCCACTGGGGGAAATACGTATATCGCACGCACTATACAATTAGGGGAAATTCAGTCTAGTGCAGAAGGGCAAATTAATAGAGTCTCGTTTCAATTTGATAATGTTTCTGGTGAGTGGACTTCATACACTAATGGTGAGAAGTTTGACGGCAAACATGTAGTGATTAAAAAAGTGTATCGAGATGCGCTCGGGAGTGCGACTTACTATAATGAACTCTTTAATGGTTACTTAGAAGAAGTCAAGAAGATCACTCGCTTCTGGTGTGAAATGTCTGCAGTGTCAGGTAAACCTCTCACTAGACAAATGTTACTCGATGTGTACCAGGAAAGATGTAATCATTTATTTGGTTATGGTCAGTGTAACTATGACAGTAACGCCGACCTCACTACACTAAAAGCTACCGGCACTGCAGACTCGGGGACTGCTAGCACACTGACTGACGATGCCCTAACACAGGTGGATGACTATTGGAACTTTGGACAAATACAAATCACTATCGACTCAAAAACTTACTATCGTCGGGTTAAAGATTTCGATGCAGCGTCAGACACTATAACTTTGGATGTCCCCTTGCCAGTAGCAATTAGCAGTGGGGATAGTTATGTTGTGTATAAGGGGTGTGACCAAACGTGGAAAACTTGTACAGGTCAAAATGCGTGGGGGCCGAGCGCAGATAATTCGGCCAACTTTGGTGGCTTCATTCATATCAATCGAATTTCGGTTGATCCGAAAGAAATGCCCACACCTCCTCCTGAGCATGTGCCTAGTATAAATATAGGAGGGGAACCCGCTCCTAATATA